GTCGAACAGCGCGCCGTTGACGCGCTGTCCGTTGTTAGTGCCGAGCCCGGCGGGCTGGGTCGACGCAAGCGGAATGGCATAGAACGCGTCGATGATTTCGTCGCGCTGCAGTTCCTTGCCCCAATCCTCGAGCAGAGGACGGGCTTGGCCGAACAGGTCGATCGAGCTCTTTTGCTCTTCCGACTTGGGCAGCTTGACGGCGTTTCTCGCCCAATCGATCCAGGCGCGATCGCCATAGTTGTCGATCTGCTCTTCGTTGCCCACGAGCGGGCCGGTTGCGATCGGCTGGCCCTTGAGGCGTGCGATGAGCGGGATATTGATCTGCTCGCCGCCGTTTTTCAGATCGTTGATGACGCGAATGATCGCGGTCATTTCCGATCCGATATAGGGCGAGAACAGGTTTTGCCGAATATATTCCCGCGCAACCTCTTTGCGGAAAATAATCAGCTTGTTGTTGACTTGGACGGTCGTGACGGCCATGGCCTACCCCTTTCAGGTGGTCATGACTGATTGCGGCAGTGACCCAGGATTCAGTGACGGTCAGTCCGGAATGCGCGCGTTAGCCGGCGCGCGTGGCGGATCGAAAGACGGCAGCATCACTATCGTCCATCGCCTCGGGATCTGACGGGTTGAGGCGTTGGCCTCCGCCCCGCGCAGAATTCAATGAAGGCGGCAGACGCACGACGGAACGCGGTTGTCCTGACTGTTGACGGGAAGGCTGGCGCTCTTGCTGTCGATCGCCGCCATTGCCACGCCGCGCTTGCGGACGCTGCCCTTGACGGTCGGCCTCGTAGTATTCGCCGAGGCCGAGCTGCTCGGCAACGGACGCGCGAAAATCCTCGGCGCCGTTGTCCTCGTACCAATCGAATAAAGCCGCCGCCGGATCGGGTGAATTGACGATCCTTGCGACCGTCGCCCGAGCCTGCGGATCGCGCGGGTTGAGCGACGTAAGGGCGCGATAGGCAGCCGTGAATTCGAACGAGCGCTCGCCGGATTCCGCTTGCGCGAAACTTTGGTTGATGCGCGTTTCGTCACGCTGCTGCAGCTCTTGACGGAAGCCGCCGGTTGCACGTTGAACCGCTTGCGCGATCTTTTCGTCGTTCCGGCGATCGTTCCATTGTTTCCAGCCCGCGGGATCGGCGAACATATCCGGTTCCGGATCGGGTCGCTGCTCCTCTTGACGCTGCTGCGGTTGCGGCCGTGCCGTTACCTGCTGGGAGAGCAGCGAAACCTGACCGCGCGTCTCGGTTAATTCGCGTTCAAGACGATCGGCCCTCTCCTCGGCGGTTTCCGCACGCCGTTCCGCCGTGCGACGACGATCCCGCTCTTGACGATGCACGCCAGGCGCAACGCCGCGGATTTCGTGACGCTCGTCGCCGCGGCGCTGTTCGCGCCCCGCCGGCTGATCGTCGCCCGCGGCTTCGCTTTCGCCTTCGGCGGCCTCGACCTCTTCGGTCTCGGTTTCCTCGGCGGCAGCGTCGCCCTCCTCGCCGGCGTCGGTCTCGACCTCGAGATCGTCGCCCTCGAGACCGTCGCCCATTTGCTCGAGCGAGGTATCGGCATCGTTTTCGAGCTCGTCGTCGCCCATCGCATCGCCGAAGATTTCGGATTCGGTGTTTGCGACAGCAGTATTCACGTCGAGCTGGAATTCCCGTTCAGTTCTTTCGTCGGCCGCGACGGCGGCCGCCTGCGTTCGTGGTGCCATGAAACTCACGTCCTCTATTTGTCTGTATCGTCGACAATGACGGAACGCCCGAAACCCGCCGGCGGCGCGGTCGATCCGTATCGTGGATCAATCGTCATCGCTCAAGTAGCGGCGCGAGCGAACAGCGCGCCGCCCCGTATCGTGGGGCATCCGTAAGCGCAGCCGCGATCAGCTCGCAGGCTGCGCTGGAATTGGTTATTGCTTGACGCCGAGATTGATGGTGACACCAGTCGCGGCATTCGTGGTGTCGCTATCGCCGATTGCGCCAGTCAGACAAAAGCCGATACCGTTCTGAAACTGCAGGCCATCAGGCGCAAGCGGCACGATAAATTTGTTGCCGGAACTCGAGGCGCCGAATGGAATAGTGGCCTTGAAAACGACGGGAGTTGTGGTGCCGCAGGTCGGCGCCGCCGAAACGTCATACAGCTTGAAATAATACAGGACTGCGGTGTTGTTCGTGATCGCGATCAGCTTGAGCAGCGCTTTGCCGATGATGACAAGCGTCGCGTTGGTCGAGGCTGCGCTATCGTATTTCATCGGCACGGCCTGGGCGAATGCCGGCCCCGCGGCGAGACATGCGGCGAGCGCCGCGATCATCAATCTGCGCATCGTGTCACCTATTGGAAAGGATTGTGATCGACGGGAACGAGCGAGCGGGCGAAAGGATCGTGATCGACCGGCGTCAAGTGGCGCGCGACTGCGCCTGCGGCGATGCCGGTTGCCGCGAACAGCGGAAAGCCTTGCTCGAGCGCCGCCTTGCGCAGCGCGGGGGTGATTTTGAGCGACCAAACCGGCGAGCGCTTTGCCGAGACGCCTTGATAGTGGATGCCGTTTTCCATGGCCTCGGCATCTTCCTGATCCATCCAATCCGGGAGGCGGCCGCCGTTATCCGTCAGAATTTGCTGCAGCTCGACCCGCTCGGGATCGTAATCATGCTCGCGCAGCGTTTTGCGGAATTGGCTTTCGTCGAGCGTACCAACCTCTGACTGCTCGACCGTCGCGCCGTACTTTTTGCCGAGTTTGTTCGCCGCCGCCGGCAGCATGCGATCATAAAAGCCCTTCATACCCTCGCCGCCGACCTTGAGATCGAGGCCGGAAAGTTTTTTCCACATATCGCGCGGCTGGGAGACACTGCCCGGACCGCCGGTGTTGAGTTCCCTACCTGCGCCATCGGCGATCCGCTGCGCGACGTCTTTCCCGACATGGTTCTCGAGCTCTTGCCCAGGGATGGCGTCGCCGAGCAGATGGCCGCGTCCGCCGGGAAGTTGTGCCGAAACTCTGAAAGTGCCGTCCGGGTTTTGCTTATAGAGCAAATAATCCACTTGCTTGCTCAGATCGTATCGCTCGGCATTTGTCGCGCCGGTATCCCAGGACAACCGATCATAACCATTCTCGGCGGCGTAGCGGATCATGCGCTTGAGCGACAGCTCGGGCCAGGTGGTTTTGAATGGCGTGTCGGGGACACGAGGCTCATGCGATGACTTCGCGCCCGATTGATAATCGCGCAGAACGGCCTCTGCATTGGCGCGCGAGGGCGCGCCGCCGACTTCGACCCCGGCGCTGTTATAAACTCCCCATCCGCCGCTTGGCCGTTCTCTGAGAGCGTAAGTTAGCGGCGTTCCCTGATACCCTTGCTTGCGCCCTTTCTGATGCCAGTCGCTTTGCACCTCGGCCATGTGCAGCGTGTTGTCGTTTCCGATCATGCGATCGTCGAAGCGGACGTGAGCGAGCACGTTTGGCTCGTCCCAATGGCCCGACTTAAAAACGTCCTCGTTACCGTCGCCATATCGATCAATCTGCCGATCGATGGTCGCGCGTTCCGCATCCGTCATCGGCATTTGACCAAGAGGTTTGTCGCCGTACTTGGCGCGCATCGCATCGGTGATGGCTATGTACTTATGGTCCGCGCTGGGCATCGTGAGCAGCAGCTCGCGATAGTCCTCCCCGCCGGGAAGAGTGTAGTGACTGAATTTTACCGATGATTTTCGCTTTTCTACGAACAATTGAGCTTGCTGCTCGGCGAGTGCGGTGCGCTCGTTATAAAGCGCCAAGCGCTGACCCGCGACTGCGGCACTATCGGGCGCCCGGTCAAGCTGCTCATGTTCCGCTTGAATTTCGCGGATACGCTGATCGATGGCTTGAAACTGCGGGCCAAGATCGGGCTCGGCACTGTGCATCACCTCTCGCACGTCGACCTTATTGCCCGCGAGATAATCCTGCACCGCCTGTTTCGGCACTGACCCGGTTTGCCCGTTGAGCCAATCCTCGAGGCCGGTCCATTGCAGCTCTTCGGGTTTTACGCCGGCCGTATTGCGGATCGCGCCGAGCCACTGCTGCGCCGGCGCAGCGTTCGTTCCAGCGTTCGCGACCGCGCGCTCGACCGACGAGTAGAATGGCGGCGCGGGGGGCGTTGTCTGCGGCGGCTCCGGAATCTCGATCTCGGTTCCATCGCGCAGCGTCACGCGACCGCCCGCTGTTCCAAGCGCTCCCTCCTCGGCCGCCGGCGCACCGCTGCCAACCATCATCAACGCCGTTGCCGGCGCCCACTGATTAACCGCGCCCTCGGCTTGGCGTGCTCGCTCGACGTCGCCCTCCGAGATCGAGCTCGCGTCCGCCGGCTGCGTTCCGTGCATGACGGCGCCCGGCGTCTCGAGCCATTGCATGAGACCGCTCGCCAGGTTGGAAAGCACCTGACCGCCAACCTCGCCGCCATACTGCCCGACAAACGGATCGCCATCGGTCGGGATGAGCGTAACGTCGCCTGGCGATGCTGGCGCAGGCTGCCCGGCTTGCGGCGCAGGCGTCGCCGCTGGCGCCGGTGCGCTGCCGTTAGTCCCAGGCGGTTGCGTGATGCCTCTAAGGTTATAACCCTCGAGCGACGGGATCGGCACAAACGGATCGCCCTCGACCGGAACGAGATCGACCATCAGGCGACCTTGAGGAATTTACCGGGGCGCCGCGGATCGGGAACGTAATGGTTGCCGTCCGGCGCTTGCTTCGCAAGGCTCAAGATCGGATGGTTCGGCGGCACGGTGACTGCGCCCGGAACCGCCGGGGCTGGGGGGCTTTGAGCGGCCCCGGGCGCTCGAGGCGCGGCCCCGGGACTGTTCCGCGGCCACGTCCCAAAGGTTTGCTGCGGCGTCGGCGGCTGCGATGGCAGTCCGTCGGTTGAATTGTTGGTTTGATCGCTCGCCTCTTGAAAGCCGTCGCGAACGAATTCCGCGGTCCGCATGCCGGCGTCGTGCGCCAGATGCGCAGCGCTCGCGACGTCGCGGACCGATCCGGCGCGGCGCTGATCGGCCTGTGCGCGCTTGTCGGCAACGGACGCTTCCTTGAGCTGCAGCTCGAGCATGGCGGCCTGCTGCTGCATCGGATTCGGCTGCTGCTGCAGCATCGCCAGCACGCGCTTTTTGACGCTCGAGGAGATCGGCGACAGCTCGATCAGGACCGGCGCCGGCACCATGCCGGGCGGATAGCCTTTGAGCACGTCATAGGCATCCTGCAGGATATTGGCCTCGTCGGGCCCCTCGTCGATCGAGATCTCGACGTCGAGATTGCCGATCGCATTAACGAATGTCGGCAGCCCGTCTTGCCCGAGCTCGATGCCGTTGACCTGGATGAATTGCTGCATGCCCTGATTGTCGGTGACGCGCAAAAACCGCTCCGCGGTCCAGGTGCGGCGAACGATGTTCCAGATCTTGCGGTAGCAGCGCTTTTTCCAGGCTTTATAATTGCGCAGATAAGGCCCGAGCTCGGCAATGCCGGCTTTCTGCAGCATGTTGATGGCGACGCCCGAGTGATCGCCCGGCACGTCGCGGGTTACGATGTCCGGCGTGATGTTGGCGAACCGATCGATCTCGTCGCCGGCCGACTGCGCCATCGATAATTGCGCCGCGAGATCGGAATCTTTTGCGTCCGGCTTTGGCGGATCAAAGCCTGGATTGTATTCGACGTAGCCATCGGGCCGGGCATATTCGCGACGCGCTTTCTCGACGTCGTCGACCGAACCCTTTTGCCCGATCAGCCGCGTTGAATTGGTGATGAAAAGCGCTTTCGATCGGCGCTGGTTCAACTCGTCCTGCGGGCCCTTCATGTTGCGCACAAAGCCGTAGCGATCGCCGTCGTGATCGACGTAAGCCGAGAACATTTCGAAACGGCTCATCGGCTTGTTGCGCTCGTCGAGGAACGGTGACTCGCCCTGGTCGAGCAAGAGATTGGAGCAAAAGAACGCCCACATCCATTTGCCCTTGAACCTGTACCAGCATTCGACGAGCCGCAGCCGCTTTTCGTTGACATAGATCCACTTGTATTCGCGATCGGCATGCGTGGTGAGATCGAATCCGGTTTCGACCATCAACGTGCGCAGTTCGGTTTCCTTGTCGGGAAACAACTCGACCGCGGCCTCGACGTCGAGCCACTTGGCGATGCCGTGATAACGGCCATCGGAAAAATCCGGGCGAAACGAGCGCGGATCGTAAAAGAAATCGTCGCCGAACACGAAATCGAAACCAACGTCGGGATCGTCGTGATCGCCCTCGATCAGCTTGAATTCAAGCCCGCCGATGCCCTCGATGCCGGCTTGCGCTGCGCAATACGGATCGGCAAATTCCCAATCGCCGGCGTCCAGCACCGATTGAATACAGAGTGTTGCGATCTCGGCGCCGTCCGCGTTTTGCGGATTGCGCGGAAACGCCTTTGGATCTTGCCGCAAGCGCTGCACGAGACCGACGATCTGATCGATCTTCCGTCCGATGCGGTTATAGGTGACGATCGGCTGCCGGCGAGCGCGCAGCGCCTTGATCTCTTCCGCGGTCCATTGGGCGCCATGGTACAGGTGCCTGGCGCCGCGCTGCTCTTCATATTCGAGTTGCTTTGCGGTCAGATAATCGATGTAACACTGGCGCAGCCGCGAGACCGGCCAAAAGCCGTCCTGGTCGCCGGAAAAGTCGAAATCGTCGGGCGCATTGGTCGACCACGAGCCGAGCGTGCCCATGGACGAGGTAAAGTTTTCGCCTTGGGTCAGCGGCATTCGAAACCTCGCGCGGCTCGCAAGCGAACGAGCGCATCGCTCATCGAGCGCGCGCTCTTGGCCGTGATGTAGTCGGTCGCCATCCACTGCGCCTGCCGGCGCTGGCGCCAGGTCTCGAGCATGGGGTGCAGCGTCGCGGCATCCGTGTAACCGTCGTTCCACATTTGCACGACGATCACGAGGCCGTATTCATAGACCAGCGGGCGAAACGATTGCGGCAACTGATCGACAGCCGCCATGTTTTGGCGGCTGTCCGGATCGGAATAATCGGCAGTCATTGCCGGCCGGCGGCGACCTCGACGAAAAACGCCGTGATCTCGTGCATCAGCGCGTCGAGGCGCTTGACGTCGTCGATCGTTGCGTCGTCGGTTTTGTCGTCGAGCGTGTCGCTATAGACGAGATTGTCCATCAGCGCTTTCGCCCCGGCGTAAAAGAACCGCTTATAGGTTTTGACCGACAGCTCGTGCGTTTCGGGCGGGATATTCTGCTCGAGGATATTGCGCCAGGCTTTGTCGAGGACTTTGCTGACCAGCAGCACCGGCGCGGCGCCGTTAACGGACGCCGTGGTTTTGTCGGACATGGGGCAACCTCACGAGGAGCGGATAAGGCCAAGCCGCAAGCCCGAGCGCAGCAGCACGGTTTGCGCGGTCAGATCGTCGCCGCGGCAGGCGAGCGCGACGGACGCGCGTGCGCCGCCGCTCATCAAGACGGCCATGATCTCGTTTCGCAACGGAAAGCGCCGCGGTTCGCCCATGTCGTCAATCAGCGAGTTAAGGCGCCGAGCGCTCGCGCCGGCGAGCGTTTTGTCGATCGTGGTCATATGTTTCTCGCGAGACGCCGCAGCAATTCGGGAAGCGCGCGGATTTCGATTGCAAGACCGCAGTATTTGAGAACCGAACGAGTCAGCACCGACCGCGGCGGCGTAAGAAATTCTTTTGACAGGTCCCGTTCGAACGCCGCCTCGACGGCAGCTTTAACGCGCTCGTCGTTCGTCTGCAACACAACGGAAATCCGTTCGGGATCGATGTTGTGCGATTGCAGCCAATGGCTCAGTGAGGCAGGCCAGTCCATTACCGCGCAGCGGGCCGCATCGTGTTCGTGCGGTAGTCATAGCGGCGGGTGAGCTCGATAAGCGCCTGCGCGCGACGCTGCGAGAGATCAGCCAGCATGATAATCGCCGCGGCCGCAATCGGCCTGAGCATCAAGCCGATGATGAATCCGATCCAAAAGTGCCCCATGGCATGCTCCGCTTAGGCCGGCCCGGAAATCCGCGCTCGGGCGCTTTGGGCGTCGGCAAGCGTCATCCATACCCCATTGACCTCGATCATGTCGATAGCGTCGACCGGCGCGCCCTTTTTTGGGCCGGGCTGCGGCATCGGACGGGGTGCCTGACCGTTAGCGACGCCAAAAGCGTAGTTATCGACGAAACTCGGATCGAGCGCGCCGGCCTGCGCCAAAGCCTGCAGTGCAGCCATATCGTCCAGCGTCATGGGCCGCATGGGCTCGCGACGTTTCGGCGGTTCCTGCCAGCCGGCGCCGCCGCGGTTCATTTCACGTATTCCCCGGCTTCCTTGGGATAGCTCGGCGTGCCTGGCATCTTGCGCGCTTTCGGCGCTGCCGCCTCGCGCTTGGGCGCCGAGTGCTGCACGGCGCCGCGGTGCAGGCGGATGGTCGCCGAATGGCGCTCGCCCTCGGGCGTCGAACGGCTTTCGGACCGCTCGACAGTGCCGGCGCCCTGGAACGCCACGCGGTTTCCCGACTTGAGCTGTCCGGCAATCGGCTGGCCGTCTGCGCCCTTGAGGTTCATGAGGTGATGGTGCTCGAGCTCGAGGCGCACCCCTTGCTTGTCGGGATCGGACCACGCCACGGGCGACGCGGTACGTTCCTGCTGCGCCTTGAGATCGGCTTTGGAGCGCTTGAGGCTGACCATTGCGGGCATGTCAGTAAATCCCTTTTTCGTCCCCGCCCAGCTTACGGGCCGCAGCGCCCAGGTCGAGCGCATCCGGCTCGGCAAGCCGTTCGCGCAGCGCGTAGCCCATGAGCGGCCAAAGCTGCCTGACGGCGTCTTCATAGGCCAGCTTGCGGCCGAGATCGGCATTAAAATTCGCAGCGCTGGCCGGCGCGGATTTGCCGATGATGACAAAGCCGTTGAGCATCACGAGAATGCAGATCGACAGCAGCTTGAGCTCGGGTGCGATCGGCGCGTTTGGGCCAACCGCTTTGTCTGCTGTCGTGTCATAGCGAAAGGCGATCGCGGCTTCGATGTCGCCGAGCGATACGCGGGGCGCAACAGCGTTCGCTGCGCATTCGGCTTCGGTTTGTGCAAGGCTCATAGCATGCTTATCCGGTTGTCACACACAGCCACTATCCTTAGCGCGTTGCTGTCGGATGTAGGCTGCAAGTACCAAGTCGTCGTCGCGGTCGGGATTTGCCGGAATGCTCATGCGGCCGTGCTCGCCGGGATTGTTAAAGTGAGAATTGATGAGCCTTTGCAAAGATTCCCTCGCTTCATCGTGACTGATCGGTCGTTTGGTCAGAATATCGTGCCCGAAAGGTATTTTTGGCGTGGCAACCGATGTGCTCATTTCAACTGGCGGATTCCACTCTTGCGTCATGATTTAGCCTCTGTGTGAGATAACCGGATAAGCATGGCTCATAGCATGGTTCTCCAATCAAGCGGCGCGGCGTCGTCCGGATCGGTCGACCAGCGATCGCTAGCGCCGCGCCGGCGTCCGATCCATTCCTCGGCGCTGCGGATCAAGTCGGGCGCGTCGTGCGCTGACATTTCGTTGCGCGTCGTCACGTTCGCGCGCCGTGAACCGCATTCGAATACGATGCCGGTCAGTTTCGAGCCGTCGTCGTTCTCGATGCGATAGAGGTTGATCGAGGCGAGCGGCTTGAGTTTGGCGTTGACGACTTTGGCGAGCTCGAGCATCGCAGCGTCGGGCGGCAGATGTTTGGTCACAGCAGCTTGAAACTCTCGTTGACGCGATCGTCGCTCGCCGGCTTATACGCCTCATCGGGCTCGTCGACAACGATCGGCGATTTGAGCCAAGGCCGGCTCATTACCCCATAGCGAACGTCGTCAGCCGCGTGATCTTCCGAATTCGTGTCGAGATCCTCGGCGCGGTCCGGATCGTGCTGCAGCGTCGGGATGGTGCGAATGGAATCCCGGCACGTCGAGAAAAAGTACATCATCGGAACGCCGGTCGACCAGTCGATAATGCCGTGCTCGTCAGCTTTCGCCGTTCCGATCATGCGGGCGCGTACCTGATCCCAGCCGCCCATCGGACCGCCGCGATCGCGACCGACCGTGCGGCTGACGCGTGAATTATCGGCTTGACGAAATGGCGCCATCTTGGCGTCGAGCAGCACCTTATTGATGCGCTCGGCTATCGATGGACCGCCGTCCTCTTTGAACGCGGACGGATCGAGGACGCCATAGGCGAGCTTGGGATCATGTTTCTCGCGATCACGAATGCGGGCCCCGACCCGATCGGCGTCGAGTTTGAGCCCCTTGCCAGGGCCCGACGCGCCATAGTCCTCGCGGTATCGCACGAGTGCCCCTCGCGGCAAAGTGCCAGGGCGAATTCCGGTGATATGACGATCGCCATCCCGGCTTGCGGAGCTGGGATCGCCGTTTCCGCCATCAGCCGTTTCGCCCGCATTATCGTTTCGACCGTCAAGGAAGCGCCCGAGCTCGCTGGCATAGGAGCCGTTGCCGGCAAGCTGATAATCGTCTTGAACGACAGCCCACCAACCAATGCTGAAAGGGCTGGCCGAGCCCCAATCGCCGCTCCTAAACCGCAGCCAATCATCCGGAATAGTGAACGGCGCGATAACATGCTTTGCCTCTGACCAGCAATCGAAAAAGGCGCCCTCGATCGCGGTCCAGTCGCCATCGAGCCACGCTTTGACGAGTTGCGCGGAGCCAACGAGATAGAGCCGGCTTTTATAGCCCGGATCGCGCGCCAGCAGGATCTTGTTGTTCGTCAACCGCGACGGAATGACCGCGACGTGATGCTCACTGCCGTCCGGCAGCGTGCGCGTGAGTAATCGCGGGTCGAGCGGGAACGGCACAAGCCCGTAGCGATGGCGCAGCCATTGCTGGCCGGCACCCCCCGGATTGGCGGTGATAACCAACTGGATCGGCACGCCATGAGCCGAGCGCAGCACGCCGAACAGCCGATCGATCGGATCGGACCGCGGATAGAGGCCGCCCTCCTCGACCCAGGCGTCGGTGACGTTGCGGCCCTGATACTGATCGGCGTCGTCGGTGTTCTCAAGATACGCAAACGAAACGCGGCCGCCGCAAGGCATGCGCCAGTGCGGGATCGGCGATTTGGTAAACGAGCCGCCGAGCGGGCCGTAAATCTCTTTCGAGCGCTCGATCGCATCTTCGCTCGAGACCGTCGTCGGACGGAACATGATGGCGTTGAATGCCGAGCCGTAGCGGCGATCCTTGATCGCCCATTTGCCGAGCATGCCATCGGTCTTGCCGCCGCCTCGCGTGCCACCAAAAAACACTTCCGGGCACGGGCAATCGATCAGCGCTTTCTGCGGACCTTCCTGCGGACGCCAGACGCCGACGCGGGTTGCGCCGGCGACAACGGACTCAACGGGAAGCGGCGTCGATAGGCTGCTGATCGTCGCCGCCATACTTGTCCGCCATTTTGGCGTGCTGTTTCGGCGAGATCACGCCGCGCTTGCGCATTTTCGCGATGCGTTTGTTCGCGGTCGCAATGGCGATCCCGTCAGGGACGCCGGCCTTGACCATGGCGCTCGCCTGGCGAGCGCCGGCCGCCGC